ACTTATACTGTTGCAGGCAAGAATAAGCACGATGATGTACCTGACGGTATGGCTATGTTTTCTGAATACGCTCAGAGCTTTGATACAGCAAAGGTAGAAGTATTCAAAAGACCGTTTTGAATAAATATACAAAATACTTTACAAATGCTGGATAATGATGTATAATACACAATATAAGTGAATAAATATAAATTGTGGAGCGCATTATTGCGAGAGGTTTAGACCTCGAACAGTAGTGCGCTCTTTTTGTTTTGAGGAAGGAGGTTTAATGCAGAGTCCAACGAAAAATTTTAGCGGAAGACGCGTTATTACGTCCTGCGTTGATGCAGTAGACGAGAGCAACGTGCTGGACGTGCTGAGAGAAGTGCTTTATATGCACGACACAAACCGTGCTGAAATTGATTACCTGTGGAGATACTACAGAGGCGAACAGCCTATAAGATTCCGCGAGAAGGAAGTAAGACCTGAGATTTGCAACAGGATAGTGGAAAACAGGGCGAATGAGATAGTGTCATTCAAGGTTGGCTACCTCTGTGGTGAACCTATCCAGTATGTAAGCAGGAGCAGTGAAGAGAAGATTGTTGAGCAGATAAACCAGCTCAATGAAATGATGTTCTCTGAGGATAAAGACGCAAAAGACCAGGAGCTTGTTGAGTGGCAGATGATATGTGGTACTGCTTTTAGATTGATTACACCCGATGATAAAGGGGAACAGGAGAATGCGCCTTTTGAAATTAACACATTAGACCCTAGGGATACATTTGTTGTTTACTCAGAGGAGATAGGCAACGAGCCCCTTATGGCGGTCAAGATAGGCAGGAATAAAGACGGGAAGGTCAGGTATTCCATATACACGGATAAGATGTATTTCAGAATTGAGGATATGAGGATATTGGAGAGTAAACCCCACGTTTTGGGTGTGATACCTATATTTGAATATCCTGCCAACAACGCAAGGCTGGGGGCATTTGAGATAGTTCTTCCTCTGCTTGACGCTATCAATAACGTTGTGAGTAACCGTCTTGATGGCGTTGAGCAATTTATACAGGCGTTCATTAAGTTTGTGAACTGCGACATATCGAAAGAAGAGTACAAAGAGTTTTTGGAGCTGGGTGCAATCAAGGTTAAGTCAGTTGACGGTCAGAAGGCAGATGTGGATATGGTCACAACGGAGCTTAATCAGGAGCACACTCAGACACTCAAAGAGGATTTGTACAATGCCGTACTTACTATTTGTGGTATGCCTAACAGAAACGGTGGCTCTTCCACAAGTGACACCGGAACAGCTGTATTACTACGAGATGGGTGGTCTCTTGCGGAAGCGAGGGCTAAAGATTCGGAACACATGTTCAAGAAATCAGAAAAGAAAATGCTGAAACTAGTATTGAGGATTTGTAGGGATTGTGCTGATTTTGATTTGAAACTTGGTGATATAGCGATGAAGTTCACTCGTAGGAATTACGAGGCTATTCAGAGCAAATCACAAGTGCTTGTATCAATGCTACAACAGCCTAAAATCCACCCAAGGCTTGCTTTCCTGCATTCCGGACTGTTTACGGACGCGGAATCAGCCTATGCAATGAGTAAAGAATATTACGAGGAATTGGAACAGAAAAACAGTGTTAGTGAAAACACTTCAAAAAACGCAGATGTCAGTCAAGACAATAAAACAGAAAGTGAGAATAACACATGACATTACAGGAGCTACTAAAAGACAGTTACAAAGAAGAAATGACAGTTGAGGAGATAGAGACAGCGTTAAATGATTTTACCTTGCCTGAGGACAAATCAGCTGAAATTGAAAAATTAAAGAACGCTGTGTCTAAGGCTAACAGTGAGGCTGCCGAACACAAGAGGAAGTTAAGAGAAACCCTATCGGATTCCGAACAGAAGGCTCAGCAGGAGGCAGACAGGGTTGCAAAACTTGAAGCCGATTATGCTAAGCTGCTTCACGAATCTACTGTCACACAGCGTAAAGCAGACTTCTTAGCGTTAGGATATGACGAGAAGTTGGCTTCTGAAACAGCTGAGGCGTTAGTGAGTGGAGATTTTGCTACAGTTTTTGCCAATCAGGGAAAACATCAGGCTAGCCTTGAAAAGAAATATAAGGTTGAAGCGCTAAAGGATACCCCAAAACCAGAAGGCGGAACGAGTGGTGGAATTGATTTTGCTAAACTTACGCTCACTGAAAAAGCAAAGATGAAACTAGAAAACCCAACATTATTCAATGAATTATCACAGAATTAGGAGGAAATGATTTATGCCAAAAAGTTACTTGAATTTTCCGTTTGACGCGGAATTGTTTTTACATGCGTGGGAAAGTGCACCAGACCCTGTAAAGGTCGCAATGCTTAACAGTGGTGCATTAGTGGAAGACCCCACAATTGCAAGTCTTATTCAGAATGACGGAAATTTGTATACCATTCCATTTTACAACGTGCTTGAGGGTAACGAAGTAAATTACGATGGTAAGACCGATATCACATCAACTGAGACCAGCGCAGATTCTCAGACAGGTGTTGTTTACGGCAGGGCGGCTGGACACACCGCAAGGGATTTTGTGGCTGAGTTATCAGGTGCAGACCCATTCGGTAATATAGTTAACAAGGTTGCTGATTTTTGGGCTAAGAAGCGTCAGGCAAAGGTTATCGGTATCTTAAACGGTATCTTTGACATTGCTGGTGACGCAGACTGGGCTAAGCATACCGTCAATATTGCAAAGGCTTCTGGTGCTGCCGCAAAGATTGCTGAAACCACTCTCAATGATGTTATGACAGACACCTTGGGAGATAACAAGGAACTTTACTCTATGGCTATTATGCACTCAAATGTTGCTAAGACACTTGAGAACATTCAGGCATTAGATTATTGGAAGCAGACAGACGCTAACGGTATCCAGCGTCCAATGAGGCTTGCTAGTGCCAATGGATTGCTAGTCATTATTGACGACAGCGTGCCTGTAGATACTTCTGTAGCTAATCTTCCTAAGTACACTACCTACCTGTTAGGAAAAGGTGTACTAAGAACAGCAAAGGGCAGGGTAGATGTTCCTGTAGAAAAGGTAAGAGAGGCAACTAAGAACGGCGGTCAGGACACTCTCATCACAAGACTTAGAGAGACAATCCATCCAAACGGCTTCTCATTCAAAGTACCATCTACTGGTTGGACTGAATCCCCAACAGACGCTCAGCTTTTTGATAAAGCAAACTGGGAGCGTAAATTCAACCACAGGAGCATTCCAATGGCAAGACTTATCACTAACGGCTAATTAAGAGGGGGTGGATAACATGACGGAAAGTGAGAAACTAACTATGCTGAAAGCTATGGTAGGTGATTCTGATACAGACGAAGTGTTATCCGCCTATTTGAATATAGCTGGTAGCAAGATACTCGCAAAAGCATATCCTTACAATGACGAAATGGAGGAAGTACCGAAGAAGTACCATACGTTGCAGTGTGAGATAGCAGCATACCTCTTAAACAAGAGAGGTGCGGAAGGACAGAAGACACATTCGGAGAACGGAATATCACGAACCTATGAAAATGCTGATATTCCAGAATCAATGTTAAGAGTGGTTACACCTTTTTGCGGGGTGATGAAATGAGAACATTAAACCGTAATAAGACAGTTTTTTATTATGCTCTGTACGAAGGCAAAGAGCCTATGGTTGATGATTATGGTAATGCTACAGGAGAGTACGAAGTTAAATATTCAGAACCTCACAAGTTCTTTGCTAATATCTCAGCAGCAAACGGCAAAGCAGATGTCGAACAGTTTGGGGCGAATGTCGATTATGACAAGGTGATTGTGGGAGATGGGATATTCCCACAGATTGATGAATACTCCATATTGTGGATTGACACAGTTCCTGTCATTGACACCGAAGGTAAAACGGAAACCCCACACGATTATGTGGTTAAGAAAATAGCGAAAAGCCTTAACAGCATATCGGTTGCCGTAACTAAAGTCGAAGTGTCGAGGTAGTGTGATGGGCAGGAAAGTAATCAGTTTCAGCTTATCGGAAGAGAGCATTGCAGAAGCAATAAGAGAGTTGAATCGATATAAGAATGATATCGTTAAGAAATCAGAACAGCTAAGAGACAGGGTGGCTGAGAGAATATCCCTTGAAAGCCAAAGAGGGTTTGACGGAGCGGTTATCTCAGATATCATAAACGGAACGTCTAAGTACGCTAAGGTGAGTGTCTCCGTTGAAAAGACAGGTGCTATGACATTGGTTATAGCAAAAGGTGAAGACGCAGTGTGGGTTGAGTTCGGAGCTGGTGTATATTACAACGGCTCAGCTGGCAGTTCCCCACACCCTAAAGGTTCTGAGTTGGGCTTTACCATTGGTGGCTACGGCTACGGTATGGGTAAAAAGAAGACTTGGGGTTTTTATGAAGACGGAGATTTATATTTAACACGTGGCGCACCAGCGAAAATGCCTATGTATAACGCATTAAAGAGTGCCTGCGATGAAATAAGCATTATAGCTCAGGAGGTGTTCGCATGATAGATATTGAAAATGAGGTATTTGGGAATGTCTCAGAAAAGCTGAGGGCGAAATATCCAGGTATCTACATATCAGGTGAATACGTCAAGAGTCCGCCGTCTTTTCCAAGTGTGTCGC